CTCAATGGTGCCAGATTGGTCATGCCAGGGTCTGGTCTATGCTGGCTAGCAAACATTGTGCAACCGCAGGTTCAAGACATACACATTGTTGATATCAGTCGACAGCAGATAAAGTTCTGTTTGGAACTTTGGGAAAACTGGGATGGAAACAACTATGCACAGTTTACATGGGACTATATCAAACGCAACCAACTACAGCACTATGAATTAGATATTGCAGACCTAGATCCTGTTGGTCGCCTGCGCTTACGCAAAGAAGAAAACTTTATCGCTTATGTCAGCGAACAATTTGAAAAACTTTTACCCAATTTTTCATCGCAATGGACACAAGCAAAACAGCACAAGAAGCTACATGCAAGGGTAGGGTCGATAATTGATTGTGTGCTAGACGACCGGCTGAAAGAAATAGATGCTATTTGGCAATCCAACATATTGGATTATAAATGGACATTGATGCACCACACGGAGAAACAAATTGCAGAGTATGAAAAAGCAATTGAGTCAAAGCATCTATAATAAATTTGTAGGGGCTGTGCCTGTACTACCAGACTACATACCTGGTGCGGATCTAGAGACTGTACGCACAGCAGGACTCCCTTGGCTACAATTACACATACCTGTACCAGCAAAAATCATGTTAGAAGAGATAAAAGCAATACAAGACCTGTTGGTATGCCATCGTGATGCCAACGGAGAAAGCTGGGGCTGGCACAGTTTTGTAATACATGGCAAAGCCTGGGACGCCACGCGAGAAGATGAGCACTACAATGATGATAGGCCGCATGTGTGGACGGATCGTGCGCTAAAGTTGATGCCACGCACAGTTGAATATTTCCAAACTGAGTGGCCTGCTGGGCAGTATGCCCGCATTCGAATCATGCTGTTGGAGCCCGGAGGCTTTATAAATGTACACCAAGATTCTGACCAACCAGGTCTTGGGCCAATCAATATTGCTATCACTCAACCAGATGATTGCCATTTTGTCATGGCAGGACAAGGTACTGTTCCTTATCAAGCAGGACAAGCGTTTTGGTTAGACGTAAGCCATCCACATATTGTTCGAAATAACAGTGCCCAAAATCGTTTCCATATTATTATACATCAAGACTTTGATCTCCGTTTTGCCAAAGCAGTTGATCAATCTTACAAGATACTGTATAATAAAGCATATGAAAACCTTTCCAACAGTTGAAGACTATCTTGAAGTGCTTGCTGGCAAGCGAGATCTTGTCACAGGTGCGCTAAGGGCAACTAACTGGATGGGCTATGAATTCAAGCCTATTGTGAGCCTAGCACGATATGACGTTAACTTTCTAAACAGTGTGACAGATCATACACTAGGTGGCCATCCTCTCACTGACAAGCAGGCAGAGCTTGCAGTAAAGATGGTGCTCAAGTACACACGTCAATTGAATGTCAAAAGTGTCAGCACAGAGCCAATGGTGCATCCTAATTATCGGCATACACTTCGTGTGATTGACCGTAGCAAAAGCCTATGGATGGATCAAGAGCATCTGTATCTGCGCTTTCCTTACAACACCGAAATGATCCAGCAACTTCGTGAACTGTTAAACACACGCCAGGGGTCTGCTAAGTTTGATAAAGATGCCAAGACCTGGAAAATTGCCATCAGCGAATACAATGTAAATTTCTTGTACACCTGGGCCACAGGACATGAGTTTAGTATCTCTCAAGATGTGCAATCTGTGATGGCAGAAGTTTTAGATATTGAATCTAAACCATACAAGATCGAACTGGTATGCGACAGCGAAGGCATACGCATCACCAATGCTCCAGTCAGTATGATTGAGTACTTGACAAGCCGTGGCATAACATTTGTGCCAGAAGACTTGGTCAAGCTGGTTGATCTTTCCAGTGTGTTAGGTTACACTGTTGACGCAGAAGTGCTAAAGGCTGTTGAGCTTTTGATTGGATCGGACCTTGTGGTGTTTGCCAGGTGTCGCGAATACGAATTAAACGGCGATGCTAGTCATATTGAACGACTGGTGCGGTATGCAACAGCAACCAATCGATTGCCTGTGGTAATATTTGATACCACACCCAAGAGTTCACTATCAACCTATCAAGAAATACTTGGACCGGATCAAGTGACTGTGCTGGGAAATAGAAAAATTGAAAGCCTGGATGAGATCACAACCCCAGTGGTGTTTTCTCAACGTGCAGTAAACTTCAATCACATGCCACTTATTGTGTCACATGTGGGCCTGATTGCTGGCGGAGAAAAATCAATGATGATTCAAAACAGTGAAAAGATTGTGTACTTCAATTGCAAGTTGTAAACGGAGAAAATAAATCTCAGCAGTGGTGTAAAAAACCGCTGATCTGCCGGTAAATAATATATGCGGCAGAGAAAAGAAATTGCAAAGTTTGCAAACATTCCGGGCGTTACAAATTCCTTTGTTCGGCACCAGTCCAAACTAGTACAGCAACACACCCCTGATCCTAATGCAACAGCTGATTGGGTAGTCAACGAAAGCGGGCTAGGATACCTGCCACTGGACATTGAACTACCGTGGGAAGTCATACGCCAAGAAGCACTAGCAGTTGTGCCGGAAATGATTGCGTATCCGGCCACAGACTACGACAGTCACGGATGGTTTAACTTTGGTATTTACACTCGTGGTGCAGATGATCTGGGCGACCATGATCGAGCAGTGGTCGAACATAACGACAGTTGGACAGACCAAGCCCAACTTCTCATGCCTAGAACAGTAGAGTACTTTGCCACACACTGGCCACATCAACAGTTTCATAAAATACGATTGCTAGGACTCTACCCACAAGGAGTAATCGGACTGCATTCAGACGACTGCAACGGGTTGCATAATATAAACATAGCCATTGATCATCCTGACTCCTGCGAATTTGTGTTAGAGAACAGTGGTGTTATACCGTTTGAAAATGGTCGTGCATTTTTAGTCAATGTTGGCCGTAAACATGCCGTGATAAACAACAGCAATCAACTACGCATTCATCTTGTTATCTACCAAGACAACGATGATGCGTTTGGAGAATTGGTTCTCCGATCATATAACAAATACACACAGGCCTCTTGATCTTTGAGGCCGAGTGTGTTATAGTGTTAATCTATGTACGCAAAATTACACATCAAAGACGAAGTCAACGTTAAAATAGAAGGTTTGGATTTGTCAGATCGAAAAGCTCTGGTAGACAAATACAAATACGAAATACCCGGAGCAAGGTACTTGCCCGCTGTTCGTCTTGGACGTTGGGACGGCAAGGTTAGTTTCTTCCAGCTGGGCGGTAGCAGTTACATCAACCTGCTGCCTGAAATATTAGAGTTCCTGGACCAACGTGGATACGACATTGAAGTAGAAGACACTCGCGAATACCGAACAGTTTTCGACTTTGATCAAATTGATGAAAACAGTTTTAGTCACATCACGTGGCCCAAAGGACATCCGCTAGAAGGCCAGCCCATGGCCATGCGTGATTACCAAGTGGAGATCATCAACAGATTCTTTGAAAATCCACAAAGCATACAGGAAGTGGCAACAGGAGCAGGCAAAACAATCGTAACAGCCGCACTGAGCAATGCTGTCACACCCTATGGTAGAAGTATTGTAATTGTTCCTAACAAGAGTCTAGTAACACAAACACACAAGGACTATGTCAACATGGGGCTTGATGTTGGGGTGTACTTTGGAGATGAAAAAGAGTTTAGTCGCCAACACACAATCTGCACATGGCAAAGTCTAAACATCTTGCTCAAGAACACAAAAAACGCAGAAGCAGATATCACCATTGGTGAGTTCTTGGAAGATGTTGTATGCGTTATTGTAGACGAAGTACACATGGCCAAAGCAGATGCTCTCAAGACCCTGCTTACAGGTGTAATGGCACATATTCCTATTCGCTGGGGACTCACAGGAACAATACCTAAAGAAGAATATGAGTGGATGAGCATCAAGTGTGCGCTCGGCGATGTTGTAGGCAGTTTGAAAGCCGCAACACTACAGGAAGCAGGACACCTTAGTCAGTGCCACGTGAACGTGGTGCAACTTGTGGACCATGTGGAATACAACAACTATCAAAGCGAACTCAAATATCTACTAGACACACCCGAACGCCTGGACTACATTGCCAAGCTGGCAGACACTATCAAAGACTCAGGCAATACTCTTATACTTGTAGACCGGGTGGCCGCAGGGCAAGAACTGGTCAAGCGCCTGGGGGACAATGCAGTATTTGTTTCAGGTGCAACAAAAGCAAAGGACAGACAAGATGAATACGATGACGTGGCTACAGCAACAGGCAAGATCATTGTGGCCACATATGGTGTGGCTGCTGTGGGCATTAACATACCTAGGATCTTTAACTTGGTTCTGGTCGAACCTGGAAAGAGCTTTGTTAGGGTTATACAGAGTATCGGGCGCGGCATCCGCAAAGCAGAAGACAAAGACTTTGTACAGATCTGGGACATAACCAGTACCTGCAAGTTTGCCAAACGACATTTGACCAAACGCAAACAATTTTACAAAGAAGCCAATTATCCTTTTGCAGTGGAGAAGACAGAATGGAAATGATAACAAACAAAATCACAATCACGCTGATTGTTTGTTCAATGGATCTAGAACTGCTAGCACGTAACATAACCAGCATACGCAATAACTTTGTTCTTGCTGATCTACACAAGGTCATCCTTATCTGCAACGAGCCTTACAGAAAGTGGGCAGAGTTTGAAGAAGCAGTTGGTCGATTGAGACGAGATGACTTTGTGATTGAAACGCATTGGAGCAACACCATATGGCCAGAACAAGATCGCTATGACTGGTTCAGCCAACAACATCTTAAACTGCTGGTGTGTGAGCTGGTAGAAACTGAATGGTATATCATCAGCGATTGTAAAGACTTCTATACTGCCAAACTGGGACTAGCACAATTTGTTGACGAAAATAACTGTAGCTATCAACCAGTGTTCAGCACTGGGTACCAAGACCCGTGGTTGGGAGTACACGGATTCCACTACAAACAATACATCAATGCTTACAAGCTACTGGGCATTGATTACCTTGACTATGACATGGCCTTGCGTAACTGGACATCCAGCACCACTCCGGTGCATACACAGACCATTCGAGACCTTGTGGATTACTTGCGTAAACAGTTCGGAACTTTGTTTCCTTTCCTGTTGCTGTTGCAAATAAATCACCAAGACGTTTTTACAGAATACGCACTCATAAGTGCATGGCACCACAAGCATAACATCATGCTTGACAGATATTGTTTGGTAAACAATACGTCCAAGGGATATCTTGGACGTATGGGTAGCAACAAAGATTTAAGAAGAAAGAAAAAAGACGTATGAGAATTTTAACCCTAGATAATACAGCATTTGAAATGGATGAAATTCCGGATGAAGTGGACGACTTAAGATTTTGTGTTTTTGATAATTCCAATCCCAAAGACCCAGACTACTTTTATATTCCACTGATATTTCTGGAATCGTTCAACAGTCCGGCCCTGGTGCTACGCATTGGTCCACACACAATAAAGATGCCAGTTGATTGGCAAATACTAATTGGTGAACCAGACTTTGGAGACCTAGAAGTTGTACCGCTGACCAGTATCAACGATCGTGGCTTCAATGTATTCACATTCAACCCACTGAAGAGTTTTAAGCCAGAGTTTTTTCCAATTGAAATTGTAGACATATATCATGATACCAAGTGGTATTTTCCTAAACTGCGTCCTGGTCAGATGCTGTGCGTACCACTAACACCGGGCGACAATCCTGTGTGTGCGTATTTTGTAAAAGACATTTCACGTCAGTGTGAGGTCGTAGACTATGGAAAGTGTTGGTAATATGAAACTTAATACACATGATATCGGCGGCGAAGTTGTCAAAGACAACGAAACTTATCAACTAAAGGACAACCGTACCCTGAACAATCTTGTGCTGAGTTCGACAAAATTGTATCGCGGACAAAGCACCAGAGGGCATAGACATGCTGGCCAAGAGGAAGTATACTTCTTTGTACAAGGATCAGGCCGGATGATTGTGGGTGACGAAGACTCAGAACCGTTCCCAGTGGTAGGCGGCGATGTTGTGCTTATTCCAGACGGTGCTTTTCATCGTGTGATCAACGATGGCGAAATGAACTTGACATTTAACTGTGTATTCGATGGCAAACGCAACCATTAAAAATATCACTACAATAAACATCATGCATCACACAGATGGTGCGGATACTGTGTATATCAAGCATCCAGACATGCAAGAAATGATCCAAGCAGATGCCCTATATGATCTACCCGACTTTATTGAAATGCTGTTTGATGCTCGCTATCGGAATGATCCTGGCTTGCAAGATTGTCTGGATCGTGCTAAAATACTCTACACGCTGAAGAAACAAAATGGATAAGCTAAACATCAATAACGAAATGGCACAGCTGGATCGCAAGAACCGTGCGTTCTATGATGAGCTTACTGACGAAGAAAAGAAGAAGTTTAGTTTGTATCTGATGTTGCGATGGAGCAGCCAGGTACAAGCAGACAATGCTATACAAGCATACTATGTGATGAGCTGTAATGAAAATTTGAACAGCAATTATTTTGATATCAGTAAACATCCTAAACTACAATGGCTGTGTGCAACCACAGTAAGCCCAGGCATTGGTACATTCAAACATCAGTGGATTGCCAACAAGAAAAAGAATGCAGGCTACGAAAGCAAACATCTCAAAGTGCTGGCACAGATATTTCCGTTGCTCAAACGTGATGAACTAGAAATGTTGGCAAAATTGAATTCCAAAGACGATATCAAACAGATGGCAAAAGAACATGGTTGGGATGACAAGCGAATTAAGTCAGAGCTATAAATGCCGTTATTGTGAAAAAGAATTCCGCAAGGAGTCAACACTAGCGGCGCATCTGTGCGAACAAAAACGCAGGCACCAACAAAAAGATGAAACAGGTGTACAACTGGGACTGCGTTCTTATTTGCGATTCTACGAAGTAACACAAGGCAGTGCTCGACTAAAAAGCTATGATGACTTTTGTACCAGCCCCTACTACGGAGCATTTGTAAAGTTTGGACGTCACTTGGTTGGTATACGTTCAGTAGCACCCAATCATTTCATTGACTGGTTGCTCAAGAACAACAAGAAGCTGGACCAATGGTGCAAGGATGGCTTCTATGAAGAATGGTTACACGGCCATTTGAAAAAAGAAGCACCACAAGATTCACTAGAACGTGCGCTGAAGGAGATGCAAGAGTATGCGGATGCTCACCCAGAACTCAAAAACGGGTTCCTTGACTACTTTAGGTATGGCAATAGCAATCGCGTTTGCCATCATATCGTTACCGGGCGTGTTAGTCCTTGGATTATATACAACTGTGGCTCGGGCGTGGAATTTCTTGAAACGCTGTCAGAAGAACAAATTGGAATCATAATGCCTTGGATTGACCCAGAGTATTGGCAAAAGAAGTTTGCAGACTATGTGGCAGATACAGAATGGTGCAAACATGTATTGAAAGAAGCAGGACTATGATCAAACACAGACCAGAATTGCCGCATTTACCACATGACATGATTGAAGAAGTATACAAGTCAATTGATGCTAGACAAAATGTCAATACACATTCCGGTACAGATCCAGAATTTGTGTACGAGTATATGAGTGCAACTGATTCGCTGGTCGATTGGTGCAAGAAAAATATTGATCACACAGTCGACTGGGCAGTACAATACATACATGGCAGTATCCCAGCTCATGCAGACTGGGCATTTGACGAACACAAATTGAATTATCTAGTGGATCTTGGCGGAGGCCAACCAGCCACACACTGGTTTGACTTGGACGGCAAGATCATTTACACTGCCAACTGCGAGCTGGGTTGGTACGAGCTTACTGTTAATATTCCACACACTGTGGAACATGTGTCGGGCCGGCGTATATCAGTCACACACAGAAGCCGCAGAGACACACTGGCTGACCGGGCAGGACTGACACGTGATGACCGCGACGTAGTTAAAGATTATGGATACAAGCTATGAAGTTCCAATCAGACATTGACATTGATTTTGCTGACAGAAAGAAAATAC